GCGCCGCCGCCGGAAGATGCTTGAGGACGAGCTGGCGATGAAGGCTGCGTTCGCCGCCGCCAAGGAGGCTGCATGAGCGAAGAGCTTTTCGCTTTGAACGACAGCGTCCATGCGCCGGTCACCGAGGACGCCATGCGCGTCCTGTCGCCCTGCCGCAAGGGCGAGCTCGCTGAGACCTTGTTCATTGCCGGCGCCATGGTTCACGACTGGGAAGTTTTTACGCCGTTCGGCCACGCCCAGACGGCCGACCTTTGTCTTGTCCGCCCAGGCAGCCGTCCGATCACCGTGCAGGTGAAGACCGGCACCATCGACCGCGGAGCCTACCACGTCTCAGTCAAGCGCTCCAACCAAGGCGGATCGCCGCGGCCATACGTTGCCGGCGACTTCGATGTCCTCGCCGCCTACCTGCCGGATCGCAACCAGTTTGTCCTTTGGACGTTCGAGGACATCTGCAGCCGAGTCTCCATCCGCTACAGCCCCGAGCGCCACCGGCAACCCAGTAATTGGGAACTGCTCGACGATGTCGCGCAATCGCTAACCATTTCCGAGGGTAGGACAGCGGATGTCCGACCCCCTCAATAATACTTCCCGTATATCCAATGAAAACCCGCAAGAAAAACACCAAGAAGGTCGCCAAGGCTCCGGCCAAGGCGAAGAACCGCCACTTCAACGTCAACGTCGAATACGTCGAGCAGATCGCCGACGAGAGCATCGCCACCATCATGGCCCTGCGTTCCCTCGTCCGCCAACTCGCCGATCAACTGGAGGGCCGCAAATGACCTTCAAGAACGGCCTTGTCACCCGCATCGAGCCAGGTGTCGCCGGATCGCCCATGATCCGGCACACCGAGATCATTCGCGCCTGCGATAGATTCCTCATTAAGCGCGGCCTCATGACCGCACCCAGCTTCCGCCGCAGCGAGTGGCTATTCGGGCGGACCCCAAGGAGGTCGAAATGAGCGTTGAATTTACAGTCGGCGAGGTCGGTTTCGGCCCGTCCTTTGCCACCAATCCGGTGGACTCCGGTATCATCAAAGATCTCCGCGCCGAGATCGCTGACCTGGAGGCCAAGAACCGCGAGCTGACCAAGCGCAACAACCGGCTGGCCCGGGCTCTGGAGCGCTGCGCGGCCCTGTCGCCGGAGGTCTCCGGCCTCAAGCATGAGGTTCTCTTGGAGCACCACAATTCCTTGTGAGAGCGCCAAAAAAACCCTTGCCCCTCATGCCTTTGTTTGCCAACATATGCCAACAGCCGCCACGACACACCACGCAGCACCCCCAGTGTCATGGACGCTAACCAACAGCCCTCGCCCGAAACCACACCCGAAATATGGCTCGATCCATTCACACTCGAATCCATTCCGCTGGTCGATGCGGCGTGCGACCGCTGGTTGAAGCGCAGGGAAAATCTACGGAGGCGCGCAAGTGAACGCAATTCTGCTCACCTACCTGCTGGTGACTCTGCTGTTTGTCATAGTCGCCCTCATCCTTGAGGATCAAGGCCCATTCGCATGAAAAAACAAGCCGCACCAAATAGCCCTGCCGCCGAGCGCTTCGTCCTTGGTTCCTTGATGAACCATCCGGCGTCCCTTGACGAGCACCGCATCAACGACTCGCTGTTTTTCACGCCGGCACACGCCGAGATTCTGGACGCCATCCGCGCAACCGGAGCGGCGACCAACTTGATCAGCGTCACCGCGGAGTTGGACAAGCGCGGGAAGCTAAAGTTTGTCGGCGGCGCCGGCGAGCTGACCGCGATGTGCGGCGAGGCGTCCTTCGGCGGCGAAGCACTCAAGTATCAGCTCGAAATCCTCACCGACCTCGCCTTCCGCCGCCGCATCATCTCGGAGGCAGCACGCATGACCGAAGCCGCGGCCGATCTCCAAGCCAACGTGCAGGATGTCGTCGCGCAGTCCGGCGAGAAGATCTTGGAGATCGGCATGGATCGTCCGGCCGACACGCTGGTTCCCGCCTCCGCGGTTGTCCATGAGGCCATGGTCGAAATGGAGCGCATCATTGCCTCCCGCGGGAAGCCGCAGGGACTGAGCACCGGCTACGACAAATTGGACTTCAAGCTCGGCGGTCTGCGCCCGGGCCAGCTCATGATCATCGCCGGCCGTCCGAGCATGGGAAAATCGGCACTGCTGATGAATATCGCCTGCAAGATGGCACAGCGCGGCGAGCCGGTGCTGTCCTTTTCGCTTGAGATGAAAAACAGCGACCTCATCAACCGCGTGGTCATCGGACACAGCAAGGTCGATTATAAGAAGGTCCGAAGCGGACTCATCTCAGCGCATGAGCGCAACGCGCTCTTTAATGCATACCAGACCGTTTCTGATTTTCCGCTCTATCTAGGCGACTCGCCTAGCCAAAGCATTTACGACATCCGGTCGCAAGCGCGCATTGCTATGCGGCGCTGGCAGGTCAAAGCGGTCTTTGTCGATTACTTGCAATTGGTCAAGGCGGGAGCCGGAAAGAACCTCGACCAGCGCGAGCGCGAAGTGGCCACCGTCAGCCGCGGCCTCAAGACCATGGCGATGGAGCTTGGCGTTCCGGTGATCGCCGCGGCACAACTCAACCGCGAGACCGAGAAGGGCACCGACAACCGGCCCCGCATGTCGCATCTGCGCGAGTCCGGCGCCATCGAGATGGACGCAGACATCATTTCGCTCCTCTACCGCGAGGCTTACTACGACACCGAAGCCGACCAGAGCCTTCCGCAGGAGTGCGAACTAATCATCGCCAAGAACCGTAGCGGCGAGACCGGCGCGGTTCCCCTGCTCTGGCGCCCGACACTCACGCGCTTTGACTCGCTTGAACTGAACCGCGCGACCGACGAGCCGGCGCAGGAATACGGCGCCCCCGAGTTCTTTCCCATCGACCCGAAACTCACCGCAGCCCTCGCCGAATGATCAACTCCAGACAGAAAGGCGCCGCGTTTGAGCGCGAGGTCGCCAAGGCATTCACTGCCGAAGGATTTCCGGCCAAGCGGGGCGCGCAAGTCAGTCAGGGATCTTGGGGGATTTCTGCGCCTGACGTCATCGTGCCCTGCTTGCCGGACTGGCATTTCGAGTGCAAGCGCCACGGCCGCGCGCGATTTGACTTGGACGCTGCCATGGATCAAGCGCAACGCGATTGTGGAAGCGCCATAGCTGCGGTTGTTCACCGCAAGGACCACTGCGAGATGCTCGTCACAATGGAGTTCGACGATTTTTGCAAGGTGCTCCGTAACTCCGACTTTCCTATCCAACTGAAAACACAACCAACCGAATAAATATGCCATCAAAAACCATAACCACGCCCGCGGGCATTGCCCGTTTCGCCAACCTCAACCGCCCGGACACCAAGTTCTCCGAGGTCGGTGTCTACAAAGTGAACCTCGAGATGTCCGCTGAGGACGCCGAGCCGTTCCTTAAACAAGTCGAAGCCCTCTTCTCCGAGTTCGTTGCGGACAAAAAGCGCGAGCTGAAGAAGGACAAGCTCAAGCTCCACGCTGCGCCTTGGGAAGAAAACGACGGCCTCGTCCAGCTCAAGCTCAAGGTTCCGGCCGTGGGCAAGGGCAAGGACGGCGAAGAGTATTCGCGCAAACCGAAGCTCTTCGACGCTTCCGGCAAGGAAACCGACGCCAACATCGGCGGCGGCTCCAAGATCAAAGTCGCAGTGGTGCCCTACTGCTGGTACACGGCCAGCCTCGGCGCCGGCATCACGCTGCAGCCGAAAGCCGTCCAAGTCATCGACCTCGTTACTTGGGGCGATGGCGGCAGTGCGGAGTCCTACGGCTTCGACGTTAGCGAGGCCAAGCCGGAAGCCAAGCGCACCGGCACCGACGACGAAGAAGTTAGCTGGTAATCGTCATGCCGAAAAAAGCCACACCAAAGAAAGCCACACGCAAGGGCAAAGCGGCGAAAGCCGCCGCGCCCGAGCGCTTCACTAAGGACGGACGCAAGATCGTCCGCCTCGAAAAAACCCGCGCCCACCAAAAGTATCCGCTCAAGGACGGCACCGAAGTTCCCGGCGCCAGCACCATCGCCAAGATCGGCGAGGACAGCAACGGCCTCATCCACTGGGCGTGGAAGCTCGGAACCGAGGGCAAGGACTACCGTAAAGTGCGCGACCAAGCGGCCGACATCGGCACCGTGGCGCACTTTATGATCGAGTGCTTCTTGCACAACCACGAACCCGACCTCAGCGAGTTCTCACCCGCGGACGTGGAGAAGGCCACCATGGCTTTCAATAACTTCCGCAAGTGGTGGGACGAGGAAGGGCTCACGGTCATTGAGCCGGAAGTCCAGCTCGTCAGCGAAGAGTGGCTCTTCGGCGGCACCATCGATGCCCCTTCGCGCGACCGCGACGGCAAGATCGTCCTCCTTGATTGGAAGACGAGCAAGGCCATCGTAGGCGCCCACAAGATCCAGCTCGCCGGCTACGAGCAGCTCTGGAACGAGAACCGGCCCGACATGAAAGTCCAGCGCCGCGCCATCGTGCGCATCGGCAAGGAGTCGCCGGACGACTTCGAGGTCGCCTGGATCTTCAGCGCCGAGCCGTTCTGGGAAGTCTTCAAGGCCCGCCTCGCGCTGCACTACGCGCAGCTCCGGCTCAAGAAAGCCGCCTAAATGAAACGCACCGCCCGCCGCTTCGTTGTCAAAGACAAGCTCTATGGAGTCACCGTTGAGTTCTATGTCAACACCCCTCAGGAGACAGCGTTGCGGCGGTGCGCTGCGGTTATGGAGATGGACGCAGACGACCCAGAGAACCAGCCCGACGATGACGCCGCGGCCTGGACGTTCAGCGACCGCAACTGGCACTGCGTTTGGATTGGCAACTACCCCGAAGACCGCAGCAGCCTCGGCCATGAGGTCTGCCACGTCGTCTGTGCGGCGCTCCGGCACATCGAAAGCAGCGACGAGGAGACGCGCTGTTATCTCACCGGACACATTGAGGAAGAATTCTACAAGAGGATGGACCGCAAATGAGTGCAGGCAAGGGAGACACGCCAAGGAAGGTAAACGGCGAGAAGTATCGCAAGAATTACGATGCGATCTTTGCCAAGAAGCCAAGGAAACCGAAGAAATGACCAGCGCCGTCCTCATCGCCTTGGTCGGCTTTATTTATTTCGCCGTGGCTATCGACCAAGCCCTTATTCATCACAACTTTTGGAACGGTCTTATCTGGCTGGGCTATGCGCTCGCGCAGATCGGCCTATGGCATGTGACCGTTCAACCATGACTTTATGACAAGACCAAGAGACATGTACGATTTGAGCTATGAGCCAGCCGACCCGCCGGAGGTCAAGGCGCTCATCAAGCAGGCAAGAGCTGCGGCGAATGAGGCCGCTAAACTCCGCAACGGCAACAAGGCAGCCGCCTTGGCCAAAGCGTTTGCGGATCGCAAGCGAGGCAAATGACTTTAATTGACGGCATCAAAGGGACTGCAGCGGTCGCGGGCGTCATGTGGTGTGGCAAAGCCCGACCGAGAGGCAGTGGTGTGTCCCAGCGGAGGCGCCTGCAGCGAACCTCCGCGCCGTCACTTATTTGGTGCGAACTGCCTAGCGGGTCGCGCCTAGCTGGGGTCATTGAGGGGCGCCCTGGAGATATTCCGGCGCGCAGCGACCTGAGCCCTAGCTCCAACTTTCTGGGCAGCGTGGACAGACGGATGAGCGCGAGCGGCAGAGCAAGAGGTTCGGCCTTATGCGATGAAGCCAGCCGCGCCACATCGATCTCGGGAGGTCACCGTATGGTGTGCCGCAAGATTGGACACCCGCGCGCTGAAAAGGTGCTGCAGCGCCGTTCCCAGAAAAACAAAGGTGCCGCACCGCTGACAAAAGCCCCCTCGGCTTTTCGACGGATAGGCGGCGCGGTCAGGCAGGGAACGCTAACCATCACCGGCTCCAATGTGCGTCTGGGCACTGAAATGCCGGTGGCCCTGTCTTCTTTTTCATTATGAGCGACA